TACCACCCGATTGTCATTGCAGACAAAGAGACATGCCACCAGACTGCGGATTCAATTCGACCGACTCTGAAAGAGCGAGAAATCGTAAAGGCGTATTTTTGACCGACCTAGACCGACTAAAGCAAGCCGAAGCTCGCGAGCTATTCCGAAGCTGGTCAATAACAAAGGACAGTGAAATGGTGCGTAAACGATTGGAACTGTGCAATAGGAAGTATGGACCCGGAGCGATGGAGCAGGTTCGCGGAATGATGACGATGATGAAGAATGGGGAAATGGAATGAGTGAAACCATCGACCCAAACAAAGCCATCGATTTCCTGCTGAAAAACGCTGAGAAGTACGCGACGGCAAAAGCACAGCGCGTCTACCTTGAAGAATTCCGCAAGAGCAAGAAAGCGCTTCTGATGAACCAATGCGACGAAAAGACTGTGAACGCACGCGAGCAGTACGCATACAGCCATGCAGATTACATCGGTGTGATTGATGGCCTACGTGCTGCGGTGGAAGTGGAAGAAACGCTCAAGTGGCACCAGATCGCGGCGCAGCTTCGGGTTGAGGTCTGGCGCAGCCAAGAGGCGTCAAACCGTGGAATTGATAGGTCTACGCGATGAAGCCAGCCACCTGTCACGTATGCAAGACGCCATACGTCAAATCTCGGCCACTCCAAAAGGTTTGCAGCCCATCCTGCGCGATGAAACACGCACAGCAGACAGTTGCACGCAACAAAGGCCGCGCAGACGCTGAGGATCGACGCCAGACGCGAGAAAAGTTGAAAGCGATGGAGACATACCCGCAACTGGTGAAAAAGGCTCAGACGGCCTTCAATTCGTATGTGAGGGCCAGGGATGCCGGTAAGCCGTGCATTTGCTGCGGAAAACCTCTAGGTACTGAGCCGAACACCTTCGATGCAGGCCACTACCGCTCGGTTGGAAGTGCGCCGCATATGAGGTTTGTTGAGGACAACGTACATGGTCAGTCGAAGTACTGCAACAACTACCTAAGTGGAAACCATGTCGAATACCGCAAAGGATTGATTAACCGAATCGGTATCAAAGCGGTTGAATTGATAGAAAACGATAACACGCTGCGCAAATACACACGCGAAGCACTGGAAGAAATCGCAAAACACTACCGGGCCGAGGCTCGTAAACTAATGAAAGAAAAAGAATGACCACGCACAACATCCTGCCGATCATTCAAGAGCAAGGCAAAGCAGGTTACAGCGTTGACCGCATCATGGATGTAGCAGGTATCTCCTACAAGACAGCACGCCGACTGCTTGGGCTATTGATGAAGTCCGATCATATCAAGCAGGTACGCACCGGAAATGCCGTGGCATACATCGCAACCGAGCACTACGTTCCGAAGCTGGTGATTCCAAAGCGACCGCCAGGAAGGCCGCGTCACGATATCGCAAAGATCACGCGCATCGAGGCTAGGCCAGCAAACATCAGCCCGGAGAGATTGGCTATTGAAAAGATTCTGGAAGAAGCCACAGGACCATTGAAACGCGGGATAATCGCTGAAATGGTTGGAATTAACGGTGACAGGTGCAAGAACTATCTGCGTCGGATTGTGCTAGATGGAAAAGCCATCAACACTCCGAACGGATGGGCAAAATCAGTTGAGAAGCCGAAACATGATCGACCGATGCGAGTTTGCAACGGATCAGCGCCAAATGGTGATGTGAATTACTGGAAGAGCTACATGAATTCCACCATGTCGCATGTCAGAGCAGGAGCTTTCTGATGCCGCGTCCGAAGTCTGAACTAACAAACAACAGGCGGTGCGTGTCAATCCAGCTTACACCAGCACAGCACGCCGAATGGAAGCGAATCGGAGGGCCTAAGTTCCTTCGCATCCTGCTGGCGCAGTCAATGGAAGGCGCACGCATCAAGAGCGGGCACGCAACGGGTTACCTTGGAAAAACACTAAAGGAAGTAGCATGAAATCAGAAAACCTCGCACGCGCTGTTGAACTTGATCGGGAAATCAACAAACTCCTTGAATGGATCGGTGCATATGTTCTCCGTGGATCGCCAGATAAGCATTTGTTTCCTGATGACATGAACAAGAGGCACAACGAAGAAAAGATTGAGCAATTGAAGAAACAGGTTGCTTTGTTGCGCGAAGAAGTGAAAACACTTTAAGGAGCCTGCATGAATGACGCCGTGACCATTGGTGAGCGCTACCGCAAGGCAACCACAAGCAGCAACCTAAAGATCGAATCGCGCAGGACGGGCGATGCAGACCTTCTGGTTGCAGCAGGATGGGCTGATTCGCTCGGCATCAAGCTGTACCGCCTAGCCGGTGAGTTTGACCAGATCGCCACTGATCTACACCGCATTGAGACTCAGACAGACGCAATCCTAGTCATGGGCCACCTGAAGACGCTGAATCAAGCAAGGGTGAGCCTGGTTCAGTTCGCTATGGATGCAGCACCTCGCTGGGGTGTGAAGCTGGAAACCAACGTCTTAGCCATCGTGGTAGGTAAAGCACTGTCAGCATGGCTAGACCCGAACTGTCCTAGGTGTGGCGGGACAGGTGCCATCGGTGGGTATGATGGCAAGCCCGCCAACGTATGCCGCCGCTGTGGTGGATCAGGCAAGACCAAGCACGGACTAGGCGAGAGTGATGCAGAGCGCTACTTTGCGCATCGGTTGCTGTCTGCGATGGATTCAAAGATGGGCGAGGCGGATTCGGTGATGAAGCGCTATTTGAGGAATGTTGAATAATCTATTGCACAACATCAATTGGTGTGCTATATAATTCTCACACGCTGCAACTGTGCGCCGCCCTTGCAGTGAATTCGCCTAGCGGATGTTCCGCTTAACCCGACAAGACTCGGGAGCCATTGAGGCGAAGCCGACTCTGATTGATTAGCGAGTAAGCGCGATGTGTGACGCCAGCATTCCAAGCTGTGCTGAGTTCGGTTCGATTCCGACTACTCGCTCCATTTTGTGGTGTTTGCGGCTCGTAAGACGCGGACTAGTCTGAAAAATACGCTGGATAAAAGCCAAGAAGTTCCAGCACACCACGATTCACAACCAGCCAACAAACGGCCACGCCTGATAAGCGAGTCGATACCGTCACGCGCCCGTCAGGGTCTGGTATCTCGGCCATGGCTCCGGTATAGCCCAATGACAGCCGGTGAATATGTAGGGCAGGCAACCATGTAGAACAGCGCTATCCCTGTCTCCTTGGGATAAGCGGGCAGGGGAAGCCAATGACTAATAAGCAGCCTAGCTGGCGCTCTGATAAGCGAACAAGCTCAGACCGTGGTTATGGCTACGCATGGCAGCAAGCAAGAGCGAGATACCTAGAGTCGCATCCACTGTGCGTAATGTGCGAGGCTGAAGGAAGGGTAACGCTCGCTGGTGTCGTTGACCACATCATCCCGCACAAAGGCGATCAAACGCTATTTTGGGATAGCGAGAAGAATTGGCAAAGCTTGTGTCTAAAACACCACAACGTTGACAAAGCCGAGCAAGAGGGAAGGCACAAGGCGCGGGCCAAGTTCGACCAGTCAGGCCGCGTCGTTTGGTAGACCGTGGGGGCGATGCCCAAATTTGGTGCATTAGCTCGCTAGACCGACCTGTTCCCGTTACTTTCCTAATCCGAACCAAAAAAGAGTTGTTTTAATGACACAAAAAGGCCGTAAATCTGCTGCATCGCTGGCAGTGCAGGCTATTGGTGTGTCTATTGGTCGGGACAAGCGCCTTGAAGCCCCGATTCATTTGAGTGATGCCGAGCGTGGCGTATGGGTCGAGTTGGTTAACGACCAGCCTGCCGGATCATTCACAGCAACCCATGGCCCGATGATTGAGCAGTACGCTCGGCATATCGTGCAAGCCAGGATCATTGCTGACGAACTGGCTAACTTTGATCGCGCCTGGATGGCTGACGATGATGGATTGAAGCGTTACGACCGATTGCTTGCAATGGCCGAGCGCGAGGGTAGGGCTGCTAGCTCGCTGGCGACTCGCCTTCGCATTACCAGGCAAGCCATCGATCAACAGACGGTAGCCCGTAAGCTGGTTGGTAAGCCGCAGTCTCGCAAGCCTTGGGAATTGGCGCTGGACGCTGAATAGAATGTAAAATAGCGAAAGCCCCTAAGTCCTGGCAGACAAAGAGGCCTTCTAACCGAAGAAACCTGTACTAGAGGTAACGATGGCTGAATCGATTATATGTGCATCTAAGCTCTGCACAAAATGCGGAATTGTCAAGCAGACTGATGGCTTTGCAAAGTCAAAGTCAAGGAAAGATGGCTTGAATGGGCACTGCAAGGCGTGTATATCTGCATGGAGAATTGCGAACATTGACAGCGTTCGTGAAAAGAGCAGGTTTCGGCATATTGATAGCAGAGAGCACAACAATGCTCGTACTGCAAGGTGGCGCGATCAAAACAAGGAGTACTCAAAAGAGTACATGGCCTTGTGGATTGTGGATAACAAACACAGGAAGGTTGCCGTAGATAAGCGGTGGAGAGAGGAAAATAAGGACGTTCTTAGAGATCGCTACAGGCCTCGCAAGATTGAAAATATCCGCAGGAGGTACGCTCAAAAGATTGGCGCCATGCCAAAGTGGGCAAATCCTTCGTCCATTAGGTCAATTTATGAGTCGGCAGCGGACATGAGGCTAGCAGGGCTGTATGTTGAGGTTGACCACATAGTTCCGCTGCTTTCTGATTTTGTATGCGGCTTGCACTGTGAAGCAAATCTGCAAATCATTGGCGGCGAAGAAAACAGAAGCAAGGGAAACAGGTGGTGGCCAGACATGCCGGAGTGACTCGCGGAGAACGTAACTGCCAATGGATTGAGAGCGTCTGCCGCATACCCGAAGGAAGGCTTGTAGGCCGGGCAGTGAAGCTGACAAATCATCAGCGTCGATGGTTGAAGTTGATTTACGACACTCCGACGCGAATGTTTATTCTTTCGGTCGGACGCAAGAATGCCAAGACGGCATTCAGTTCGTTTTTGCTATTGCTCCACCTTTGCGGGCCAGAAGCAAAGCCGAACAGCCAACTTTATAGCGGGGCCATGAGCCGTGAGCAGGCGGCTATTCTGTTCGCTCTGGCTGCGAAGATTGTCCGCATGTCTCCCGATCTTACGGAGTACGTCCACATTCGGGATACTGCAAAGCAGTTGTTTTGCCCTGAGCTTGGGACTCTGTACAGGGCGCTTAGCGCCGATGCATCTACAGCCTACGGCCTAAGCCCAGCGTTCACTGTTCATGACGAACTAGGGCAGGTTAAAGGGCCTAGGTTCGAGCTTTACGAGGCGCTAGAGACTGCATCGGCAGCACAGGAAAGCCCTTTGTCAATTGTTATCAGCACTCAGGCCCCAACGGACTCTGACTTGCTGAGTCTACTTATTGACGATGCGCTTACTGGTTCAGACCCAAGAATTAAGGTTGAGCTTTGCACTGCACCGCTTGACATGGACCCGTTCAGCGAGGAAGCAATCAGGGCGGCAAATCCGCACTTTGATGACTTCATGAACAAAGAGGAAGTCTTTAAACAGGCTTCTGATGCCAAGCGGATGCCAAGCCGAGAGGCAAGTTTTCGTAATCTGATCCTAAATCAGAGAGTAGAGGCTAGAAACCCATTTGTCACCCGTGCAGTGTGGGCCGACAACAGTGCAGAGCCTGACGAGCTGGACGGTGCCGATGTGTATGGCGGTCTTGACCTGTCAAGCGTGTCTGACCTTACAGCCTTGGTTCTGGTTTCTGATGTTGGTGACGTGCATTCGACTTTCTGGCTTCCTGAAGATGGCCTAGAAGAAAAGAGCCGTAATGACCGTGTGCCTTATGACTTGTGGGCGCAGCAAGGGTATTTGCTGACCACTCCAGGTCGTGCGATTGAATATGAGTTCATTGCAGAGCACCTGAGGGGTGTATTTGATCGCTGCAACGTCATTTCATTGGCGTTTGACCGATACAACATGAAGTTCCTTCGCCCATGGCTTGAGCGAATAGGATTCAGTGAAGATGAGTTAGCAAGGTTTGTCGAGTTCGGCCAGGGGTTTATCAGCATGTCTCCAGCCCTGCGAGAGCTTGAGGCAAAGCTTTTGACTGGAAAGTTGAAACACGGCAATCATCCTGTTCTTGAAATGTGTGCCAAAAATGCAACAGTAATTCAAGACCCAGCAGGAAACAGAAAATTCATCAAGGGTAAAGCTACTGGCCGCATTGACGGAATGGTGGCACTAGCTCAGGCAGTTGGTGTTATGCCAAACGTAGCCGAGTCAACAGAAATAACGCAAGGTTTCGTTTCATTATGAGTTTCTTCACCCGTCTAGCCGCAATGTTTGGAAGCGGTGCGGGAGAAGTGCGCCCGCAAAACATCACATACAGCGATGCCGTAAT